TGGGGACGACGGATGCGCAGGAGGTCGATACCGAGGACGCCAAGTTCGAAGTCAAATTCGAAGGCCCTCAAGTGTCCGAACAAACCGTGTCGGTGAGCTAACCCATGAGCGACGAAAAGAAAAAGCCACGCAAGGTCGTTCCGGACAGCATAACGATCGAGCTTTCCAAACCGATCGTCCTGAAGGGGACCGAGGAGACGGAAATCTCGGAAATCGAGCTGAAAGAGCCGACGCTCGGTCAGCTTCAGGCCTTCATCAAGCGCACGGCGAAAGAGCACGCCGTCGATTGCATGAAGTGGCTGATCAGCGAGATCTCCGGCGTGCCGATGCTCGCACTCACCAATATCGGCGTTCGCGACTATTACAAGGCGCAGGACTACCTAACGGCGTTCCTGACCCCGCCGGAAGAGGACGACCCCGAGGGAAACGGGGAGGGCTCCCAGTAGATTGGGAGCACATCGTTCGTCTCACGGAGCGCTTCTGGCACTGGCAGCCGAGTGAAACGAAGCAATTAACGTGGACTGAGGTGCGCAATTACGCGCACCACGCCGCACGCATGTTGAAAAAGGACTGAGCGTGGCACAAGACTTTGTTATCCGCATCCGTGCCGATGATGCGGCGACGGCGACGGTCAACAAGATCAAAACTGCACTCAGCAAAATCACCGATCCAGTTGACAAGGCCCAGAAGCGCGTTGGCCAATTGGGAAATGTTGGGCAGGTGGGTCTTTCGAAACTGACAAAGAGCCTTGGCGGTGTCGAGCGCGCGGCGTCCGGCGTCGTCGACAAGATCGTCGAGATCATCCCTGGACTGACGGCTATCGGCGGCGCAGCGTCTCTCGCTGGGCTCACTGCGCTAGCTACCAAATTCGGGACCTTCGGCTTCAACCTGAACAAGTCATCGAAGCTGCTCGGGATGAATGCGCAGGATCTCGCTTCGTGGCACGTCGCCGCAAAGCGTGCCGGCGTATCAGCCGACCAGTTTGATTCCGCGATGAGCGGATCGCAAATGACGATTCGCGCCGCAGCATTTGGCGCGGATCCGCACGCGATGATGCTCCTGCAGAAGATGGGTGTGCAGATCCAGCGCAATAAAGACGGCACGATCGACTATTACTCGACCCAGATGCGCCTGATGAAGGCGATCGAAGGGCAGAAGTCGGTGGAGGCGCAGCGCGACGTGGCCGGCACGTTCGGTATGGGCAGCCTCCTGCCGATGCTGCAACAAGGCACGTACGACACTGACAAGGCTCGCGCGTTCCGGAAGGGGCTCGTTCCTTCGGCCGAAGAGGTGGAGCGCGCGGCGCAATTTCACCGCGACATCAACGATCTTGAGGATTCGGTCACAGGCCTTGGAAACAGCATTGGATCGCGATTGATCCCGATCCTCGACCCGCTCGTGAATGGGTTCGCAAAGTGGCTTGACGCGCACCGCGCCCAGATTGCCGATCAGGTCGCGTCAGCAGTTCAAAAGCTGGCCGATTGGGTTTCGAAGATCGACTGGAACAACGTCGCCACCAAGGCCAAGCTGCTGTGGGATAACCTGGGCGGTGTAAAGGGCGTGGCTATCGCTATAGCTGCAATCAAGTTCGCAGGGCCGGTTGGTGGAGTGCTGAACCTGATTTCGAGTCTCATCACGCTTACGTCGACGACAATACCCGCTGCAGTGACTGCGCTTGGGACGCTAGGCCTTGCCGGCGTTGCTGCCTGGGGCGCGCTGAAGGTCGCGAAGCTAGCCGGTCTGCCGGACGTCGACAACAAGCAGGGCGTCGAAGACGTGCGCAACGGCGACTGGCTTGCCGCTTCGACACATCTACCAGCCGGCGATTTCCTGCGCGCGCTGGCGGCCCGCGCGGCGGGCCGGTCGGATGCGGATATAGCTGCGTCGCTCCAGGGCGGTGCGAACCCGGCGGACCCGACGTCAGCGCCGAGCGCGTCGGATACGAGCGGTAAAAAGGTGCCTCTAGGCATCAGAAGCAACAACCCGCTGAACATGCTCGACCACAACCGCGAGCTGACGTATGACACGCCCGAGGCTGGCATTCGGGCAGCGGCGCAGAACCTGCTGAAGGGATACCGCGGCTTGACGCTCGCCCAGATCACGGACAAGTGGACGGGCGGTGCGCGTGTGGGGAACGATCCGACGCGGATGGCGAACTACACGGACATCCTGTCGCAAGGCACCGGGCTTGGTGCCAATCAGACGCCGGACCTCAATAACCCGGCCATGCTTGCCGCGCTGGTGAAAGCGCAGATTCGCGCCGAGAACGGGCAACAGCCGTACTCGGATGATCAGGTAGGAGCAGGCGTAGCGGCCGCGCTCTCGGGCAAGCAGGGCGGCGGTGGTCGGCTTGCCGATGACGGCCATGACTCGCGTGTCGCACAGCTTCAGCAGGCTGCGTTGCACGTGACGTTCAGCAATGTGCCGGCCGGCACGCGAGTGGAAGCAAAAACGGCGGACGGCGGCTATCTGCCGACGAAGGTCAACTACGCCATGGGTGGCGATGGAGCAATGCCTTGAGTACCTCAACGAACGCACTGAATGTCGCCGGCAGCATCGGCGGCGTCGCGTCCGCAGTGGGGAATCTGGCCAGTCTCGTCGGATTCCAGACGGGAACCTGGCTGGATTCACTCAAGCAGGCCAGCTATGGTGGCGTGCCGTTCGGAATCGAGTCCGTTCGGACCTCTGCCGGCAGAAAACAGGCTATCCATAATTACCCGTTTCGCGATGACGTATGGGTCGAGGATCTGGGTAAGAAGGGCCGGCAATTCGAGGTTCTAGGTTTCCTCGTCGAAGATGACCTGATCACCAAGGCTGGGCCGGTCGTAGCGCAGCGCAACCAGCTTCTGCAGATCTGCGAGGCGCCAGGTAACTGGACGCTGGTTCATCCGACGCTTGGCACGATCAAGAACGTCGCGTGTCTGAGCGTCGAGACAATGGAGCGCAAAGACCTCGGGCGCGTGTTCGAGATCCGGCTGACGCTTATCGTCTCTGGTGACCGGCTATTCCCGAAGTCCACCGTTTCTAGCGGCGACGCAAGCATCAACAACGCTTCGCTCACCGGCATCGCGGCGCTGGTCGACTTCGTCAGGACCACGGCTTCTGCGATTCAAGCTGGTGCCGCAGTTGTGCGACAGGCGGTCTCGACAGTAGTTGGGTGGTACCAGATCGGCGTGACCGCGATAAACGATGTCAAGCGCGTGATCGGCACTGTCTCCACGCTCTTTGGTAACTTCGGGCGACTGTTCGGGGGTGCGAATAACGGCTATGCCGGTGCGAATGTGAAGGCGTCGCCGAGCACGACGGCCGACGATCTGCTGTCGGCCGCGACCGCCGCGCGCGCGTCGGTCGTTGCCGCTGGCGCTGTGCTGCAAGCCGCTGCCTTGAATCCGTCGGATTCAGCGACGCTCGGTGCCGCGGCGCAGTCGTTCATTTCGACAGTTGCAACTTCTGCGACTGATCCAGCTGACGCCGTGCGCATGATTAGTTCGCTGGCGCAGTATTCGCCGGCGCCCGTGACCACGCCTGGCCAGATCGGCTCGGCGATGAGTGTCATGCAGGTGGCGCTCGCCGCGCTGTTGCGGCGGTATGCGCTCGCGCAGCTCGCCGTGACGCTGACAACATACCAGCCGGCGTCGCAGGACGACGCGAACACGACGCTCGCCAATACGGTCAGTCTGTTCGATTCGGAAATCACCACGGCAGGTGACGCTGGAGACGACGAGACCTATCAGGCCTTGCGCACCTTGCGGCAATCGGTCATAGCCGATCTCGCCGCGCGAGGTGCGGACCTTGCGTCGATAGCGACGTTCAAGTTTCAGGCGCCGCTGCCGTCGCTGGTGCTCGCGAACCGGATCTATCGCGATCCCACGCGCGAGCCTGGCCTCGTGCAGCAGATTGACCCCCGACACCCGGCATTTTGCCCAACGACATTTCAGGCCCTCGCTAGCTGATGAGTGATGACATCACCCTCAGGGTGTCGACGTGTACGCGGAATCCCAATGCAGCACTTGGGCAGCCGACGTACACGATCTCGAACACCCGAAAAATTACGGGGTGGCTTGGGATCCGGCTCTCTCGCGGCATCGAGCGGTGCCCGTCCGATTTCGATGTGTCGTTCACCGAGCCTTACCCTGGTGTGTCGGAAGTGATCGTGCAGGAAGGCGATCAGGTCGATGTCCTCCTCGGCGCCGACGTGGTGCTTTCCGGATTCGTCGATCGCTACCTGCCGAGCTACAACGCGCGCGAGCATACGATCCGGATCACCGGCCGGAGCAAGTGTCAGGATCTCGTCGACTGCTCGGCAAAGTGGACTGGCGGCCAACTGCTGAATATGCCGTTGCTGCAGATTGCGCAAAACCTCTGCGGCGTCTACGGCATTCCGGTTGCGCTGGCCGCCGGCGCGAATCAGGGTGATCCGATTCCGCAACTCAATATCATGGTCGGCGAGCCGATCTATGACGTGCTCGAGCGACTCTGCCGGTTCCGCGCGCTGTTGCTGTACGACCAGCCAGACGGAAGCCTGTTGCTCTCCGGAATCGGCACGCAGCAAGCCGCGTGCGGATTCGAGGAAGGCGTCAATGTTCAGGCGGCGAGCGCGATGTTCGGCATGGACGGACGGTTCTCGGACTACGACGCAGTGCGCCAGAGCCTCGACACGTGCGAGGACGTTGGCGACGGCGGCAACCTGATCGCAAGCGTGCAGGATCCGACGGTGCCGCGGCTCCGGTACCGCGCGATCGTGGCTGAGTCGGTGTTCGGCGGCCAGGACGTCGCGGCGCAGCGCGCGCAGTGGGAAAAGGCGCGTCGCTACGGCCGCTCTTACGCGGTGCGCGTGTCAACGGATAGCTGGCGGGATTCAGCCGGAGTGTTGTGGACGCCAAATACGCTGGTGCCGATCAACCTGCCGGGCCTGAAGCTGAAACCGCAAACGTGGCTGATCGCGGACGTGACTTATAAGCGCGATGCGAGCGGGACCAACGCCGACTTGGTGATCATGCCGCCGGAAGCCTTCTATCAGGAACCGATCATCCTCAACCCGATCGCGCCCGACGTGAACATGGTGAATTGATGGACTCGATCTCAATCGAGCGGCTCTTTATGCGGCTGCGCGGGTCGTTTGGGCGTGGCCGCGTGACTTACGTCGACGACTCGGGGCCGGTTCAGAAGATGCAGGTCCGCATGAATGGGTTGGTCACGTCCGACAATCGGTTGCGGCTCGCGGAGTTCGGCTTTACGTCGAATCCGCCCATCGGTGCCGATGTGCTTGCGCTTCATACCGCAGGCGACAGCAGCGACGGGGCAGTCTTCGCCACAAACCATCAGCAGTCGCGCCCAAGGGGCTTGTCGGCCGGCGAATCGATGCTGTATAGCCAGGACGGCAAGTACGTCTACATGACGGCGAGCGGCGGGATCGTTGTCGAGGCGAAGGGGCAGGACGTGGTCGTCAACAATGCTCGAAATGTGACCTGGAACCTGAGCGGGAAGTTGACGATCATCGCGCCAGGCGGAGTTGAATTCGATACGCCCCTCGTGGAGTCGACCGGCGACATTCAGGATAACTCCGCGACGAATGCAGACACGATGGCAACCATGCGGCAGGACTACAACGCCCACAAACACCCGGTTGTCAACGTCCAAACCGGTAGCAGCACAATCACCAGCGGCACACCGACCGTGCCGATGTAGCGCGACCGCGCCAACCGATAAGACCCGCTTCGGCGGGTTTTTTACGCCCGAGCGAAATGGCCGACGCAACGATCTCGTGGGACACAGCCAACAGCCGCGGCGACTGGAGCATGTCCGGTCCGGTGCTGACGACTGGGGACGACCTTCCGACTGCAATCATCATCAGCATCTTTTCCGACCGGATGGCGCAACCCGGCGACGTGATCCCGGATGGATCTAGCGATCCGCGCGGCTGGTGGGCCGATGACACGGTCCCGATCGGCTCGCGCCTCTGGTTGCTGCGCCGCGCGAAGCAGACGAAGGAAACACTTCAGAAGGCATACGACTACCTCGCCGAGGCCCTGCAATGGCTTATCGACGATGGGGTCGTGGGACGTTTCGACATCAGCACGCAGTGGGTCCGCACCGGCGTTCTCGGTGCGCAGATCACTGCATACAAACCCGACGGCACTTTATTGACGACGGGCCGCTATACGTGGGCCTGGGAAGGAATCAACTGATATGCCGTACGCACGACCAACACTCACGCAATTGCGCGCGCAGGTCGCCGCTGACATTCAGTCTGGTCTTCCAGGATCGGATCCGCTGCTTCGGTTCTCCAGTCTCAACATCCTTGGAACGGCTCTCGCCGGCCTCGCCCAGCTCCAATACGGATACACGGATTGGGTGGCGAAGCAGTCGAATCCGTTCACCGCGGAGGAAGAGTTCCTCGAAGCGTGGGCCGCACTGAAAAATGTGTTCCGCGAAGCGGCCACCCAGGCAGGATCGACAGTGCCGGGGCAGATTACGTTCGCGGGAACGAACGGAACGCCTCTGCCTATCGGTACGCCGATTTCGCGCGGCGACGGAGTCGGTTATACGACGACATCTGCAGGCGTATGGTCCGGGAACAACGTGACCGTCAACGCCGTTGCGAATGCCGATCCGGCTGGCCTGACAGGCGCATTCGGCAACTGCGTCACCGGCACCGTGATGACGCTCGGCACGTCGATCGCTGGCATCAACTCGACCGGCAGTGTGACCGTGGCATTCACAGGTGGCGCAGACGTCGAGAAGGACGACAGCCTGCGCGCGCGGATGCTGCAGGCGTACCAGAACACACCGCAGGGTGGCGCACAGAACGACTACGTGACGTGGGCGCTCCAGGTTAATGGCGTCACACGGGCATGGTGCAACCCGAACGGCTTCGGCGCAGGCACCGTCGTCGTGTACACGATGTTCGATGTCACGGAATCCGCCAACAACGGCTTCCCCCAGGGCGTCAACGGCGTGGCGACGCTCGAGACGCGAGGCACACCGGCGACGCTTGATCTGCTCACGGTGGCGAACTGGATTTATCCCTTGCGGCCGGCGACGGCGCTGGTGTACAGCGTTGCGCCGACGCAGCAGGTCGTTAACTTCACGATCACTGGAACCAGCAATTTCACGACGGCGATGAAGTCGGCAATTGCCGCAGCGATCTCCGGCATCTTCGTGCTGTATGGCTCGCCGCTTAGCACGACGCCTGGCCAGAACGGAACGGTCGACCTGTCGTACATCGAATCGGCCATCGCGGCGATCTCGGGAACGCAGGGTTTCGTGATCACCTCGCCAACGGCAAATATCGTCGGGACTACCGGCCAGTTGCCGGTGCTCGGCAATATCACATGGCTCCCCTAAATGGCTGCTCCGAACTATCAGGCATCCGATTTCCTGAAGGCGATTCAGGCCCTCATGCCGCGCGGGCTCGCATGGCCGCGAGATCCAACGTCGGTGATGGCGCAAGTGGTGTCTGGCCTTTCGCCGACCTGGTCGAGGCACACCGCCAGAAACAACAATCTGCTGGTCGATGCATTCCCCGCAACGGCGGTCGAGTTGCTCCCTGAGTGGGAGTCCGCACTCGGGCTTCCAGATCCATGCGCGGGGCCGGCGGTAACCATTGCTCAGCGGCAGGGGCAGGTCGTGGCGAGGTTCGCCGGTTCTGGCGGCCAATCAGTTCCGTACTTCATCCAATATGCGGCGCTGCTCGGCTATACCGTGACGGTGACTGAATACGTCTCGGCGCGCGTAGGGCAGAGCCGGGTTGGCCAACCAGTCTTCCGGCTAGGGCCGCAATGGTCCTTCGTCTGGCAGATCAATGCGCCCCTGAACACGATCACGCAGTCGCGAGCGGGTTCGGCGCGCGCCGGCGATCCGCTCGCAAGTTGGGGAAACGCAGTCCTGCAGTGCGAGCTGAATGAAGTAATTCCAGCGCACACGATTCTTATTTTTGCCTACTCGTAAGAGGCTCTAATGTATCGAATTGATGACCCGTCCGCATCACCGACGCTACCCGTTCCTGAGGCCGCACTGACTGAGGGATACTGGACGGAAGGAAATCCGGGCACCGGCACGCCTGCGACGCTCGAGCGTGCCTCCTGGTTCAACATGGTTCAGGAAGAGCTGTGCTCGCTGCTCGCGGCGGCTGGCATCACCCGCTCAAAGACGACGTACAACCAGGTCAACGCTGCTCTGCAGAAGATGTATGGGCCGGTCATTGGGACCGCCCGCAATCTGGCAATGAATGTTGGAACGGCATCGGCTACGGCAACTCTCACTGCAGATGAGATCGTCGTGGGCGCCGCGCCGGGTGGCCAGAAGTACATCCTGCCGAGCTTCAACAAGACCGTCAACCTCGCGACGACTGGCGCGGGCGGGATGGATACAGGCACTGCGCCGACCTCGGGCTATGTCGCGCTGTACGCGATCTGGAATCCGACGACCTCGACGGCTGCATTGCTGGCGACGAATGCAGCGACACTGCAAGGAAATATCTACGGCGGCGCCAACATGCCGGCCGGGTACACTGCTTCGGCACTGATCAGTGTCTGGCGCACGGATTCAAGTGGGCGGTTTCTAGTTGGTGCGCAAATTGATCGCGATATATACCTGACCAACACCTCGGCGTTCGCAGGAACGACTTCTCAGGCGTCTTACACCGCCCTTAGCATAGCCAATATCGCCCCCCTGAATGCCAAACAAGTCATCGGTACGGCTTCTACTATTCCTGGGACGGTGACAAGCGGCAGTGAGATCGACATTGCAGGTAGCACGACGGGCGTTGGGCGTTGTGGGCAAAGCGCCGCTTCGGGGCAATCTAACTCCTACTTCAAGGTTCCGCTGTTAACGCCGCAAACGATTTATTACATCACGACTGTCGTGAGCGGAACTCTGACTATAAACGTAGCCGTTTCCGGCTATTCAATCTAAGGAGCGCCTAGCTATGTATGTGCAATTTTCGGATTCAACGAAAGATGAGATTGTTTCCGCCTTCGGATGCCCTCAAGATCCCGAGGTTTGGCCTAATCAAGGGCAGATTGATCCGACAGATGCCCGATGGACCACCTTCGCGGCGAAGTTTCCGGCAAGTGCTTTCGGAAACTAGAACATCTTGCGATATTCATTGCTAGCCTTCTATGGCGCGCTTAATCTTGGTTTCTGATGACTTGGAGGCAAATCTCAATACTCTCTCTGAGAGCGATATTGCTCTCGCGTCGACAAGGCGATGAAAGATAGTGGACGCAATATACGAAAGCGAAATGATGATGACGCATGTCGAAGCGGCCGAGATTGGATAATTCATCCCATGGGCCCGCGTGATACTGAAAACGTAGCCACCAACGGTGAGCAGGATTGGGAAGTGAATCAGATAAAGCGAAAACGACAGCTTCCCAATCAATTGAAAGCGGCTAAAAAAGCCACTCATCGATTCGCATTGAAGAATCGCAACGAATATAATGACTGCGGCCAACGAAAAGCACACTGCTGGTGTCGTCGAGTTCGGCGCAAGAATGTGCAGCATGCGCAATGGCGCGTGGAACGTCGAAAGATCGTGGTAGCCGCCTAGCCACATCCCAATGATGATCAGCAACGCTGCTTTTGGAGCCCGGATGCGTGGCATTTCAATGCGGGCCAGCCAGTTTCCGACGACGAAAAGCGCGAAGTATGGCCCGTCATGCTGAAGCGCTGTCAATAACCCGGCGATTGTTGCGGCGTACACCAAGCCATAGAATCGCGATCGTTGAGTGAGCAGGCACAATGCGAAGCACATCAAGGAACCCAAAAACTCGATGTGCATCGTCCAGACGGGGGCGTTGTAGTTCGGAAAGTCGTCCGAAACAAAAGTTGTCCACGCACCCTCAAAAACTGCTCCGCGCAGATCTGGTGTAACTTGCGCAAGCGATCGATACCAGCTGGAAAGCGGTGCTATTGCGTTGTTCATCAGTCCGCTTCGCATCAAGACGTATGCGACCAGAGTTGAGGCGAGCACGGGCGGCATGAGCCTGAAATAGCGCTTGATGAAGAGTGACCGTATTACGCGATCGTCATCTGTTTTGGCGAATTTGATCGTCAACACATAGCCGCTCATTACAAAGAAGAGCGCGACAGAAAAGCTTCCGCTATATATAAAGCTAAATGGGGAGTCAAAGATTTTCAGATCGAATCTGGATCTGACATCCTGGGATAGGCCTGTATGCATTGCGGGCCAAAATGTCAGGACGAGATGAGACAGCAGGACCATGACTGACGCCCATCCGCGAAGTCCTTCGATCGCTTTGTTTTTGGATACGGTCATGATGCTGGCTCATCTGCGGGAATTTGAACATGGGCGTGCATATTAGCATCATGCCGGCGCCAGTCCGCTAGATTGGAATGCTTCAAAATCTGTACCGCATCATAAGACGGATGCGCGCTGCTCGCCGAGGTAGGTGTAGCCCAGATGCCAGCGTACGCCCCAGGGCTCGCGCGACCAGACTGGTCCGGTGACTACGCCGCAGTCGACTATGTCGCCGGTGCAAGCATCGAACGTGGG